GCCGGCTGGCCACGACGCAGCGAGACGAACTCGTGCAGCGTAGTGCCGTCGTACTTGCCCAGGGCGATGTAGGCCGTGCCCGAGGTGGCCGTCGAGAGATTGCGGAACGCAGCGTAGCCCGCAGTGACCACGTCGCCGAGCGACAGCGTCTCCACGTTGGTGCCGATCTGGACGATGCCACCCGCCGAGCCCTGAGCGGCTTGGTCGAACTGCAGGCCCGACGTGGCAAAGCTCTCTTCGTGGTTGCCGTTCTTGCACCGCACCGACACGGCGACGTTTAATTCATTGGCCATTGCTTGCTCCTAGATGCCACAGTCCGAGAATATCTGAGCCATGTTGACCTTCTGGTACGGGTACAGATACCGCACCAGTGGATCGCTGCCGATGGTCAGCTGGCCGCCGTTGCCGTCGAGCGGCACGGGCTGTCCGACCGGGTTACCGGCCTTGTCGAGGATGGCCTTGCGGTCGCCGCCAACCACTTCATTAAACCCAGCGTCGAAGTACTGGATTTCCCACAAGTCAGGCTTGTAGAGAAACTCGATGCTGATGGTCCACACGTTGTTCTTCTGGTCGTACTCGCCGTTCCATCCGGTCATGCGCACCGAGTACTCGGGGCCGCCAAGGAACTCACCGTTATTGCAGGTGTTCGTGTACCGCAGCAGCTGGTCGAAGCGCGGGTTCAGCACCTGCGTGTTGGTGTAGGTTAGCCGCACCAAGGCCGACTCTTCCTCGAGGCCATCCACCGGATCGCCTGCCGAGTTGCGCGCCGGCAGCTGCCCCGCATTGCTGAACGCCGGCACGTCGTTAAGGTCCGACCAGCCTAGGGCGGGCTTCGTCACGCCCTGCGTCTGTATGGTGATGCGTTGCCACGTCGTGGGCTCAATGCCCTGCGGCTCCGGCAACCCTTCGCCTTCCGGCTTGGCGTCGTAGCGGACGCTCATCACCACGGCCCGCTCGTTGTCCTTGTAGTGCGACAGCTCGCGGCCGTTAACCACGAAGGTCAGCCCACCTTCGATAACCTCGTCGTCGATCTGCGGCAGCGGACGATTGCCCAGATTTGGCCAAGAAGTTGCGTCGTCCAGAATCTCGCCAAAGGACGGGTCTTTGCCGTCCGCAATGACGAGAAACTTTTGCGTGGCCGAGTGCTGCTTGGTTCCCTTGTCGCCCTTGGACTCGGACAGCTCCAGACTTCGCAGTAGTCGTGCGTCGATAAGTGCCATGGTTACACCGAGATGGTCGCGAGGCCGATGCCGCCACCCAAGCCGGCCAGGCTGGACTCAATCTCCTCGAGGCTCTCGGCCGACTGCTCCGCTGCATCGGCCGTGCGGGCCTGGTCCTTGGCACCCTCCAACCGCGGGTCCGACCCGCGCATGATGCTGTTCCGAAAGGCTTCGCCTTCACCCGTACCGGCCACAATGGCTCTGAGCGATTCGGAGGAAGCACGCACCGCTGCCATCAACTGCGGAGCAGCAGACGCGCCAAGAGACTGTCCGGCGCTGGCGGCTGCATTCTGCATTCCGGCCTCGACGCTTTTCATGTTCTTGTCAAATGCAGCCAGTGGATTGGCGAAGTTCTCAAGGCCCTGTGCAGTAAGGTTCCCGGCAGCATCACCAAGGATGCCGGCCTCGCTAAAAGATGCCGCCGCTAGCTCGTTCGTCGCATCTGCGGCGCTTTGCATGGCAGATGCGATGCCCAAATCAATGCCAGGCAGTGACGCAATTAGGTTTGCAATGCCTTCCGTGACTGCCCCAATACCACCAGTGATAGAAGCAAATGCCAGAGCGCCTGCCGCACCAAACGCGGCAATGCCTCCTGCCGCCATCTGGAAAACGCCAGTGACCATCGTTGCCGCACCAGTAATCAAACGAAGCGTTACCGCGAGGGATGACATCTGACTACTTGCCTGCGCGGTGCCAGGAATAACCGTCGTGAAAAAAGCGACAAACTGCGAAGTCATCGCCTTGATTTCAGGAATCACGTTCATGACTTCTCTGACCAGCGTCTGAAATAGCGGCACGAACGCCTGGCCTAATTGGCTCTGGAGGGTAGAGAAATTCGCCTGAAGGATCCTTTGCTGGTTTGCCAACGAACCAGAGGTGCGAACGAAGTCACCCTGTGCGAGCGATGTCTGGCCGAGAATTGCTGCGTACGCAGCTTGCGCCTTAATGGACGGCGTCAACGCAGTCTTCAGCGTGGCCGTGAGGCCCATCCTCATGGCGTGCTGCCGGAGCGTCGCGTCGTCAAGTAAGACGCCATATCGTCGCAGAGGCTCCGCTTCTCCACGAAGGCCAGCGCCAAGGGCCAGCAGTGCGTCTTCTATGCTCGTGTTGTTGAAGCTCGCCAGGTCTGCGGCCAACGAAGTCATGCTGATGGAAAAATCAGCCGACTGGTTTTCCGCGAGACCAATCGCGCGAAATAGGTTTCCGAACGTCCCTGTAGCCCGCAGCGCTTCGGTTTCCGAGATGCCAATTGCGGACGACGACTTGGCAAACTTTGCGACTGCCTCAGCCGCATTGCCAAAGACTACAGTTGACTTGCTTTGTTCTTCGCCAAGCGCGACTGTCGCGTCGACCGCTCCTCGCATCGCCCTGAAAAGTGACCCGACAGCAGCCGTCACTCCCCGGATTGCAGTCGTCGCCGCCAGAAACGTTGCGGCTGCGTCTATTCGTTTGATGCTTCCGGCGAATCCGCCCAGCTGCTTACTGGCTCGGCCCAGCCCAGCGGTGAGCCCGCCGGTGCTGGCCGTGATGGAGACGTTGACGCGGCCGAAGTTCTTGGCGGCCATGGCTCACCTCTTGGCCGACTGGAGAATGCGGAACATCTCCTGCGGCGTCTGGCCACGCTTCGGAACCGGCATGAAGTCGTGCGGCTGCATGGCCGGCTTACCCTTGGGGCGGTTGCTGTTGTAGTTCTGTGCCATGAGCACCGCGTCCCGTAGCCACTCGTCGCCCCACGGCATCAGCTGAAAGGCGGCCATCCACCGCTCGAGCTGCCACCACGGGATCTGGTCTGCCAATCCTCCTGGCCCTTCGACGTTCCACTCGCCGAGTTGCAACGCCAGCCGGTACAGGAACAGCAGCACCGGCCGGCTTTCTAGTTTTTTGCGGCGTCCTCCAAGGCGTCCGTGTTCAGCCCGTTCAACTTGAACCCGGCGTCCACGATCGCCTGCACGCTGTCGCTGTCCAACTCGCCGATGGCGTCGGCGTCGTTGTCCGTGAACATCCGCGTGCCGTCCTCGTTGACGGCCAGCAGAGCCACGACCTGAGCCCGCACGTTCCGCAGGTTCACCTTTCCGGGGATGCCCCCGGTGACGATTTCCTCAAACCGGTCTCGGTCCCGGGCGGTGAACTTGGCCACATGCACCGTGCCCAAGCCCGGCACCTCGACAGGTGCCCGAGGCCGCACGTTGCGCTTGGCCAGAATCTCCTCGCGTGTCAAAGCCACAGTCCGCGCCTCCTGCTGCTTAGATGTTGATGTTGCCCGACAGCTTGATGGTCAGCGTGCCGGTCATCATGTCGTCCTTCGGGGCCGAAGCCTCAAATGACGATGCGTAGCCAAACGCACTCCACAGCGCCGTGGCGGTTCCGCCGTTGGCAAAGTAGATGTTGACGGCCTGGTTGGTCGCCACGTTGGTAAGAAGGTTGACCGGGTTGATCGCCGGGTCGTGGTGAATCTCCAGCGACAGCTCGCCCGGGTCGTAGTACTCGCTGGCGAGAAACACCTTGCCGCCCGTGGTGAGCAGATGGCTGGCATCGACCACATCACGGCTCACGCCGCCGAGCGAGACGCTGTTGACCTTGTAGTGGGTCGCGCCGCTGCCGACGATGCTGCCGAACGTAACGAAGGTGCCCTGTCCGATGTCTACTGCCATAGTCTGAGCCTCCTTGCTCAGGGTTCTGCGTATGTAACCTCGACCGAAAGATCTGTGCGGTAAACCGGCAGCTGCTCGCCGCTAGGGGCGATTTCCTGCTGGTCGTCGTCACTCCTCACGACAGCCAGCCGGATGCGGTCGGTCCGCTTGTATTGTAAGGCGGCCTTCACGGCACGCGCGAGGTTTCGCACCTCGAGCAGGGTGGTTGAGATGCAGGAAAACGTGTACGTCGCCCGGATCAGCGAACCCGGCCCGAGGGAGTGCGTAAACGGGTCTTTGAGCTGCGTCTCGCGAGCGAACACGATGCACGGGAACGCCGTGCCCTGCGGGGCCTGCACCTGGTAGATGCGGCTCCCGGCCTGCATGGCGATGTCGGCGTCGGCGGACAGCACCTGGACCAGGGCCTCGTCAATGTGGGTGACGGTTGGCATTACTTGCCCTGCGCCTTTCTGGCGGCTCGCCTAGCGGCCTCGGCCGTCGCCTTATCCAAAGCGCTAACGAGCTCGGTCTGCAGGGCGTCTCGAATGCTGGGCAGCGTGGCGTCGGCCCACGCCGCAAACTTGCCCGTGCCGGCGAAGCCTTTGACTTGGCGGAAGAAGATGCCGCCGTTGTCGCTGGATGTAGCCACCTTGCCCTTTAGGTACGGGTATTTGCTGGCCCGAGACATCGGGACGTTTAGCACCTTGGCGCTCTTGGGACGCCGCACCTTTACGCCGTTCTCAATCCACCAGGCGTGAAAGCCTGACCGGGTGCCGTTCTCGCCCGCCTTGCCACCCCGGCGGAAGCCCAGCACAGCCGTCTGCGTGCGGCCTTTCACCTTGGCCTCTGTCACCACGCCAACGGACCGGCGAAGGTTGCCGGTAGGACCGCGAGCCACCAGCGACTTGACCGTTTTGACGTGTTGCTTCGTGACCTTGTTTACCGAGGCCCGGAGGTACTTCTTTTGCAGCCCGACCGGCAGCGCGGCGAAGCCTTGCAGGACTTCCTTTACCCCGTCGATTGTCATTCCAATCTGCACGGCCATCAGTCGAGCTTCTCCGTGACCAGCAGCTCATGCTCCTCGCGGCGGCCCCGCTCGACGACCGAGTCGATCTCAAACGTGCGGCCCTCGCTCACGAGCCGCATCTTGGGCTTGAGCCCCGGCGTGTACCGCATCCGCACCCGATGAGTCACGGTGCCCTCGGTCTGCAGGCTGGCCACCCGCTCGGCCCCCGACAGCGGCAGCAGGGCAATCCACCGAGTAGCAAACGTGGAGTAGGTAAACGTCGGCTCGCCGATGCTGTTGACGCCCTCGGTGGGCGTCTCAATCGTCGCCTTCTGGTCCATGATGCCGGCGTTCAGCATGGCTCATGTCCCGTAGATGACGAGCGTCCAGGCCGACGTGCCGCTGGCCTCGGTGCGAATAACAAACTCTTCGCCTGCCTGCATGCTGCCAGCGTCAGTCACGCTGACGCGGCCGCCGGAGGAAAACGCCTGAGCGCCGGCCTGGTTCTGGCACGACGCCATTGAGCCGGTAGCCGAAAACGCGAAACGCTGAATGATGCCGGCGTCAGTGTCGAAATCTACAATCGCGCCGCTTGCGTCGCGAAACGTCGTAGGCGACGTGGCAACCGTTACGTTGGCTGTGCCGCACGTCCCCGTAACAATCACTGCCCTGCCTGCCGTGTATCCTGTCGTGTCAGCCAGCTGGATTTTCTTGAGCGACTGCACGCCGCCACTCGTGGCCGAGTCGGCAAAGCTCACTTCAACAGCGATCCGGCCTTCAATGCTCATGCGTACTGCTTCCACTTGAGGGGCTCGAGCAGGGCCGCCACGCCCATCGGCACGTTCTGCCCGGCGTTGCCGACAGCCTCACGGTTGGCGTACCAGTGGCCCACGAGCATCTTGATGGC